ACCAAGACATTTAAGCTTTTAGGTCAATCTTTAAATTCCACAATTCCACCCCAGAGCCTTATGGCTCTTTTTTTGTGCCTATATTCGTCTTAGGGCATCCTCTATCAATCTTTGATATTCCCTCACAATGGAATCCTGCGTCAGAGTTCCGTCTGCATTTAGCCCGATATAGTTCTTTTTCTGATTAAATCTGTTTGTGCCTTGATTGGCTATTTTCCTGCCAATCAGGAAAGCGATCGCACGAATCCGTTTAGGGTCAGACTCTCCTAACTTGACCTCCACCCATTCCCGTAACGGCTCTAATGGGGGAAATTTGCCCTCACCTCTACCAACTACACGATAAAGAGCATTAGGGGCTCTGTTCACTATTGACGCTCCTATCTCAAATCCAATAGTCGACTTCCTAGGAGCGATGATATCCCACCCCGTGGCTAATGAAGCCCTGCCCTTGGCTTTAGATGCCCCAACATAAGACCCTCGCTCTAATTCACTTGCTAGGTCTAGTAGCAGGTCGATAAAAATATCGTATAGTTCTCGTTTGAGGATATCGGACTTGATTAACCCTGGGTTAGTGGTGACTTTTAATCGGAGATCGGCTTTAGCCATGGCGGTTAAGGGTCTTTTCCCCTATTCTAGCTAACCCGTCAAACTTCAGTATATTTACTGATGACAATGAATAGAGGTTATGGGATATTAGGAGTATAGAAAACAAACACAGAGAGGACAGATTCATGAAAAGCTACAATGTCTACAAAATCAACCAAAGCGGTGCGATGACCATCGAAAAAACCTTTAAGCAGCTAGAATCTGCAAAGAAATACACCGCCAAGCAGCTACTAAGCTACGGGGAAAGCCTAGGACATCCCACCAATATTAATGGAATGCTATCCTACGAGATAAGAGAAGATGGTAAATGTCAAGGTATCAAATCAGGAGCCTATCACGATTACGGATTAAGAGGATATCAAGCCTCTACAACGCAGGTCTACATCAGAAACATCCCCATCAACGGAACTCGCACATGGGACAGGTACTACAAAATACAGGGGATGCTAATTAAAGATCAATCAGAAGAAAGTCTAGACTGGTATCCCAACAAATACATCTAGGATTAATTGCAATCCCACACTTAGAGCCTTATGGCTCTTTTTTTGTGCCTACCCCTTGGCATGGGGAGCAGCAATGGCATAAATTGCCACGGACAGAACGGAAGATACTGGAGCCCCTGCAAAGGCAAAGATCGAACAGGACAGCATCAGGAGACTAAAACAGGCAAGGGGGAAAGCTTTGATTTTCATATTTACATCCTATGGTTTCTAGAATATCAGACCCCAGAATACGTTTTCTGACAATCGGGGAAAAGTTCAGTATATTTACTGATGACAATGGCTCTAGGCTATGGGATATTAGGAGTATAGAAAACAAACACACAGAGGACAGATTCATGAAATCCACAAGAGCCGATAAAGTCAAGGCAATTTACGCGCTATCCCTAGAACAAAGACAGAAAGACTACAAGCCCTTAAGCCCAAGATGGTATGAGGTGGTTGACGAAAAGAATAACGTCTTTGCTCATCTAACGAAGCCGCAAATAGCCCTCGTAATCGAGTTGAGAGAGCAAGGAGACAAAGACTGGATACGAGAACTAAGCAGCATCTAACAGCAAAGCCCCGAAAGGGGCAATGGTATAAACAAACAAGAGGATAAATCAATGACCGCTTTAAAAGTTACCTTAACCAGCAACAATCAAGAAGCCCTAAAAGATGCCTTGGTCTGTGGGGCAAGATTTTACAGCAAAAAGCAAGTCCTAAACGGAAAAGCAATTTTAACTTACATTACAGAACAGTCCAATAAATCAGCTTTCGATGTTCTTAGTGATTGCCTAGATGTCACCACGCTAGAGAATCTAGGTGTTAACTGGGCAGTAAGCTGAAATCCCCCGTCTCTGAACGCTAGGAGCCATAAGGCTCTTTTTTGTGGTTAATTGAAATTAGCCAGAAAATAGACTTTCGGCTTAAGGTCGGATATAGTCGTAACCATGCCTTTATCAGTTAAATCCTTAAGATAAGACGCGATTATATTATGGTAGCAGTCAATCTCATCATCTATCTGGTCAATCGTCACCGGCTTGGATTGTTTAGCCAAAAAGTTTAGGATTTGGATGTCTATCGGGATTCGTTTTATTTCCATTGCTGTATTAGCTTCCATATTTGTACTACTAGGGTAACAAATGCGCCTAGGATAAAGAGCGAGTGAATTGTTAGGACATAAATGGTAAAGAGCCTAGCTTTCCATAGTCGTCTTTTTTGCCCTTTTAGCCATTGCTCGTGTTTGTCGGGGATAATTCTGGGATGCTCCATTTATGACTCCTGTGTTTTGCGGTTGCCATTGCCAATTGAGATTGGAGGGCTTTAATTTCTTTGCCCTCCCCTCTCGTGTTTCGTTTTTGGGCTTTGTCGATTTGGTCTTTGAGGAAATTCAGATAATGTTCGGTAGGAATATATCCACAAATTCTACACCGATCATGGTCAAGCCCTGGGCAATCGTTAATGTGGCTAATCACGATTTCCCCAATAAGCAGCATCCCGACACTCGACAATCCAATCAATCGTGTCTTGGGGAATGTTTTTGAGTTGCCTGTAACCATCCATCGCTTTAGCCTTATCCAAAAATCTCAGGAGGGCAGATGGTGAGATTGAGTAGTGATGGGTATAGCGACGGGCATTAAGGTCTTGCTTGTGGATTGCCCTGAGTATTACGATGTGATCCACTTCTAGTATTCTTGATACAGCATTGGCTGACCAGTCCCCTAGTTCCGTCCGTCCCGACCCAACATGATTAGCCTTCCTCAAATCGGATAGTTTCTTTTCCGTGGCATAAAGCGACCTTTTGAGCTTTTTGGCAATTCTAGGGATACTCCATACCCCACACTTGTCTATCAAAAACTCAGTATCCTTATCAGCCCAAGGGATGCGGGGATCTTTCTCTTGTTTTAAGTTCCCTATTTTTATTTGCCAACGAACAGAATCCCTAGATATCGAAAAGTGACTCATCACCGCACTTACTCCCTCTGAGTCGAGAATCCTTTGCGCGATCGCCAAGTTCTCATCCGACCAGTTGAATCTGACTTGATGCCTGGGAATATGGGGAAACTTTTTATATCGAACCTGATTGATAGCGTCGGCTGATTTGCCAATCCGATTCCCTACCTCTTGACATGAAATCCCATCTAGTAGCCATTCTTCAATCTGTTTTAACTCCAATTCGGTATAGGGTCGAATCATATCGCCATCTCCTTTTTTAGTTGATATTCAAGCCGCTTAATTGCTTTTATTCGATTGTCGTAGTCAGTGGTCATCTTGGCATGATCAACAGGTTTAGGCACTGGGGGGATCTCCATTTCGTAGGAACTGTGTTTACGAGGAGGTCGATTCTTTTCGTACTCAATAGCCGAAGCTCTCGAACACTCTACGCAGCATTTATTACAGGATCTCCTAAGAGAGAAATTTAATCCGTTATGCCTGTGTTCCCTTTTGCAAAGAAGCCCTAAAAAATACCTCTCATCAATTGCATCAACTAGAGTCATTTTATCCAGACTCTTTCTGCTTTTGTCTCTTAATTTTTTGCACTCAATACAGGTCTTAAATTTTGCGCTCCTTAAAGAAAATCCAGAGTCTTGATATTCGTGATTTCTTTCGCACAATCCCCCCAAGAAATTAGCCACGCCATCAGCTAAAGCCTTTTTGCGATTGGCAACTATGAGTGCATGATAATCATAATCCCTTTTCTTCTTGCCTAGCTTAGGGTTATTGTGGCATTCAACACAACCACAATTAGACCGATATCTGAGGGATTGCCCATTACCGCTATCGTGTCCCTTTGGGCATAACCGCCCTAAATATGTTGGTGATTTAGTCATAGTTCAATCTCCCCTGACGCTATTTTCCAGTCCGTTTCCCATGCCAAAATGATGTCATCGTCCGATAAGCTTGGCACATCTTCTTTATCGGTTTCTTGCCATTTTAGCCAAGCTTTTCTGTACTGTTCAGGTGTTGTAATTTCATTTAGTGATTCCATTGTCAAGCCCCCATTTTTCCTTAATAATTTGCCTGTAAAAAATATCCATTTGAATGAATTTGATGTACTCCTGGACTATCACATCCTTAAGGGTATCAGTGGGAAGAGTCGATGATTTTAGCCTTGCAGATTCTAACTTGAATTTCTGCTCTAATGTTAGTTCCCCGAATTTGGGTTCCGTCATTTCCCTAATACCTCATAGTCATCTTTGCCACAAACGTATAAAGTCCGATCATGGATCATGTTTTTAAGCTTGACATTTTCCCTTAAAAGAACCAGCATACGATCATCTTTTTGGGAAAATGCCTTTTTCCAGAGAAATACCTGCTGACAATAATTCTGGGTTAATTGACTTAATTCCGTCTCATAGTTCCGCTTTTGGGCCGATAGAATCACCAGAAACGGGATTATTAGGCTCAATGAAATTACGATGATCATATACAAATCTCTCCCTTTAGTTCAAGTTGTTTAATGATGCCTTCGGCTGTAAAGATGGATATATCCTTACCTTTTCCATAGCTAATCGTAGCAGTCCGTTTTCGCCCATTCGGTTCAGTTAGGGTAATGATTCGATGTGCAGTTCTCCCCTGCCTCCAATCAAAAACCCATCCCTTATCCTTAGCATGATCGGCGATGATTTTAAGCAGTTTTTCTGCCTTCATGATGCCTCCTGAGCAATTAAAACCTTAGAAAGTCGATGCAAAGCAGCATTCCGAGCGTCTGCTTTTTGAACAAAATTATAAGCTGAATTGTGAATAAATTTACCATCTTCCCATAACCGATAGGCGTAATTAACACCCTTGCAATCGAGATAAATACGGTATTTTATGCCTTCATACTGAGCTTGAAAGTTAGGAGTCTGGGGAACTCCTGCTACTAAAATAGATTCCTTGTAAGGAGCTAGTGGGTTAATATCTTCTCCCACTAAAAAGTAGGCATACTGGTTAGCTTCTTTGTTCCAAGTTGATTTATACACCGTGGCACGTTTCCACAATGTTTTTAGTTCAACGGGTGAGCCAATCTGAAATTTAGGAATGTTTAGGAGTTGCATTTTGTCCTCTGTGTTTGATGATTTAATTATAGCGGAAAGCTGTCTTTTAAGAGTGAAAATCCTTTTACTTCTGATAAAAATTCTGTGTTTTCGGCAACTTGAGAACGCTTTATTTTTAGCTTGTCAAGCAAAGCTTTGGGCATCCTTTCCTCTACCGTTTTGTACCACCAAGTCATATCATTTTTAGCTGATTGGTCAATAACTGGAGTTTTGTAAATCTCTCTAGCTTCTGGCAGTTTAGCGATAGGGGCTTGAACCGTTCCATTGTTGATTGAATCCTCGTACATGATCCATAGCTTGACAAAGTTTTTAGCCGAAAAGGTCATCTGCTCAACGGATAAAGCCGATAGGGTACGAATGCCTCCAATACCATCTAATGCGAGTTGAGCCATAGGAGAAAGAGCTAAAGCCGTATCAGGATATCGGATGGAGTTTTGAATGGACTTCCATTCTTCCCATGCGATTAGGTCGCTTTTGGGAGTTGGTTTAAAATTTTCGACTACGTCTAGGGGGGATAGTGGACGGCGTGGGAACTTGGCTATTGCAGCTTTTAGGCAGGGATAAAGCTCGCTATCATCCAACTGGGATAAAACCCTGTACCACTCAGCGATCGCTAGTTCGTTCTGTGAATAATCAAACCCGTAGTAATCCCCAAACATGACCATGGCAAGGTCAAAATTGTCTCTAGAAAGCATGCTGTTGTCCTCGATTGTTGTTTAATGCGCGGTCAATTCGTTCCCTCGCGTCAACCACTTTTGAAGCCATGGCATCGTAGGTTGCCCCGATAAAGTTTTTAAGCTCCCCCGATTCCCACATTTTCAGAGCAGCACGATCGCTTGGATTGGTCGCAGATGAGTTAATTCGTTTCAACGCGGCTAAGGCAATAGCTTCAATCTGCCC